CCTCGCTCTCCAATTGCTCCACCGGATCGCGGCCGTCTCAGCGATACTGAGATCCTTCTTAAGCATAGCAATGATACGACGTAACATTGCGATACTAATTAGGGTCTCTGTCTCATTGAAGACAGCCAAGTTCCGGTCGCTCAACTGGTTCTCATCTCGGGCTAACACCTGAACCTTATTCTCTATCGAGAGTAAGAAAGGTAAAAATCCCGACTCTTGAACTCCCATCCGAGATAAAATCTTGGATCCGAGTCCAAAGGCACTGATGAGGGCCGCTTGAGCTACTCTTCCCAATTTCCCTTTTGCAAACTCCTTGACAGATCGCAAGTAATCTCGCTTTCGGCAAAGAAGTCGCAATAGACGAGCGGTTGTTGGTTTATCACCAAGCCAGCCTCGTGAAACGGCACGAAGTGCCATCTCAACTCGCTGGGCGCAAGTTTTCACTGAGAGCTCTTCTTTTAAGCTCATCGGTGAAATGTTGACGCCATCAAGATAAACTTGAGAAGCGAAAACAAATAACTTGCCTTCCAGAGTCTTGGAATCGGATATTGGAATTTGTAGCGAAGAGCAGACTGTCCGGTAGCTAGCAGCCACCAAACAGTTTCCGGTTACATTGTCATCACCGAGAACCCTGTAATCTTGAAAAGTTACAGGGTCCAGCCCTGCCTCCTTGGCTGAAAACAACTCGAGTGCATGGTGCACAAGAGCCATTGACGCCCAAGAAGACAGGGTTCCCATCGGCTGACCCCGAGAATACTCGACTAGAGTACCTCGGAGTCTCGGCTGTACTAATGGTTGAAAATCTTCTCCATCAGATGGGATCCGGAACCAACGATCAGTCAGAAGAGCTATCCATAGCTCGACTGTCTCCTCTTTCCAGATGCCTAAGAATAAGGCCCTGTAGAGCTCGATTGGGATCATATCCGTCGCCGACTTTAAGTCGATACTGTAGTGCTTCGCAACATGCGAAGTACCACGCGAATATGTTCGGAGGGCTTCCTCCTGATTGAATGTACCGTCGGTCGGAAAGACTGACAATACACTCATCATCCAATCGTGTACTGGTTTCATGGCACGCTGGGTCCAGTAATCGACTATTGCAATAGTCCTTACTTTACCCGCTGCTTCTGGAAGGAAAGCAAGCTTTCCGACATCCAACTCTCGTTGGAAGTCCCAGTTCCGCAGGATCTTACTCTTTACGTTTTTACCCAATTGGCTATCTCTAGCCTTTTGAGTAGAAGCAAGCACCTGGTCGAAGAGAGCGACGGAACGAGCGTCCCCCACGTGCTCGAACCACATCCGGGGGTACATGCGAGGGCTGGCAGCCCAAGCAAGTGCATCCAGAGGTGCGCCGAGGATCCCGACCGAATGGTTGGGACCGCCACGTGAAGGATAGAAAGGAGCAGCCCGGGGGCTTGGCCGGAATGTCGGTTTAAGAACACCAACCCTTCCAGCCTGTTTAGCGTAATT